CTAGATCGCTCGTCGGCAGCGTCAGATGTGTATAAGAGACAGGTTCATAGACTTGTTATGTTAGCTTTTTACGGTAAAAGTGATTTAACCGTTGACCATATAGACGGAAATAAAGAAAACAACAACTTGAATAATTTAGAGTATGTAACACAAACAGAAAATGTAAAAAGATTTCATGATAAAAAAGTATTATGGAATAATAGAGAATTTAGAAGCTTCAAAGATTTAGCTAAATACATCGGAGTTTCCCAGCCAACCGTTTCAAGAATTTATAATAAAGGTTGTAATTTGAAAGGATATATAATAGAGGTAGTAAAGTGAAGGTAAAAAATGGAACACGCAACTTTTAGAGAAAGACCGCCAAGAACGAATGCACCAATGCAACCGAGAAATGGAGAGAAGAAAATGGAAGTAGTAAGATATAAAGAAAAGTATTTAGTTAGTGATAAAGGAGATGTATATGAAGAAAACAAAAAGTATACAAGAAAGAAAAAACAGTCAACCGATAAATACGGTTATAAAGTAACAGGTATAAACGGAAAAGTAGAAAAAGTCCATAGAATAGTAATGGAGGCTTTTCATGGTAAGTCTGATTTAACTGTTGACCATTTAAATATGAACAAACGAGATAATAGACTTGAAAACCTTGAATATGTAACTGCTGGAGAAAATGCAAAACGAGCTTGCAGTATTAAAGTAAAATGGAATGGAAAGGAATTTAGAAGCTTCAGCGATTTAGCTAAATACGTCGGAGTTGCCAATTCAACAGTTTCAGGAAATTATAGTAAAGGTTATAAACTAAAAGGGCATATAATAGAGGTTATAAAGTGAATTTAATACAATGCCAAACCTGCGGGGCTTCCGACTTTACTAATGGTAAATGTGATTATTGTAGAAACCAGTATGAAGTAAATGAAGATAAAGTATTTTACGGTAATCCAAAAGAAGATGATTCATCATTAGATGAGGATATAACCTTTCAAGAAACTAAAACAGGTAAACTAATACTTAAAATCATGATTTATACTTTAGTATCTATTATTTGGTTTGCTGTAACTGTATTTATTCCGCCATTATTTATAATAACAATTATTTTATTAGTGGTTTATTGCATTCATCGCTTGACAATTAAAAAGAAATAGCTTATAATAAGGTATGGAATAAACTAGAAAGGTAACAATGAAACAAAAATACTTTAATGACAAAAAATATTGCCACTGCTTCGATATACCAATGAGTAATGGCTTAGGAGTTTGCAAAGATTGTAGAGGATACGTGAATATCTGTTATAGTTGCGATCGCTGTTTGCACTGCTGGTATACATCACAAGTTGAACTATTTACTGAATACGATGAACCTAAGTTGCTGGAACTTATAGAAAACTGGAATAAAATATATCAAACTAGAAAGACAAAGAACAGTTAATTCTTGACAAAGTAAAAGTAATTTGATAGAATGTAATTATGAAAGAGGTGCAGAGATGACAACCGAAGAAATAGTACAAAACTATCAAGTGAAATTGTTAAAGATTATATTTAAAGAGATTGATAGCCTGATGAAGAAGAAAGAAAAGGCTGATATAAACGCACAAAAACTTGCTGAAAATGGGTACTCTGTGAGAACATCAGCTTATTGGAAGTCGGTTGGAAATGCAGAGTTTTATATTGAAGAGATGTACGCAAAGTTTGACGCTTTATCTGAAATTGATAGACTATTCCATTGGTCAAGTCGTCTACATCAAGAACAATTAGAATTTGTAAGCAAATACCCTAAAGTTATGGAAAAATACAGACAAGTAAATTAAGGAGAATAAAATGAAATTAGATTTAGAAACAGCAAAAACTTTGACAATAATTATAGGTGTCATCTTTACAGTTATAGTTATTGCTTGGCTGGCTATGATTGCAGTATTGAGTATTACATGGCTTGGAGGAATCATCTAATGGGATATATACAATATATTAAATGGCTAAACGGAGAAACGACGCACACAAGTTATAATATGCCTATTGAGAAAATTATTGATATAATGAAAAGCGATTTGAATTGTGGATCTATTGCCACTTGGCTAGAAGACGAAAATGGTAAAGAGTTAGCTTATTTTGATAAACATATTCAATTAATCACAGGAGAAGAAGAAATGAAAAAATCAACAAAAGAAGAAGTATTAGAAAGAATTAATTTCGATATTCATGTTCATAGACGTTACATCAAAGAAGTTTTAGACGCATTAGAAGAAAAAGGCTATATTAAGTTTAAAAAAGAGCCTAAAAAGTATAAAATATTTGTTAAACTTGTTACCATTGGAGAAGAAAATAAAAAACTTTACTATGTAAACGAACATCATTTGACTGATAATATTGATGAAGCTAAGCGGTTTGGGCTTAATGAAGACAAATATGGATATGCCTATGAGTATGTAAAGGAGTATTAAAGTGAACTTACAAGAGAATCAACACTATCAAAATCAATATGGACAACATCTTAAAGATTTTATTATTGCAAATGACCCAGAATTTTGGAAAACTATTTCCATTTGGTCAGCTATTAAATATTATATTAGAGCTGGTAAAAAAGACGGAGAAAGCCTAGAGAAAGACTTAGGAAAGTGTAAAGATTATGTTAAAGAATATGTAGCTTTAGACGGAAGTGGTAGCATAAATGAAGTTATGGAAGAGTTAGAACTAATCAAAGCTCAATTTGAAGCATGGAAAGGCGAATAAAATGACAGAAAAAATTATTATCTCTAAAGAGTTGAACGAATGGCTGAAAGACCACCAAACGTTAGATACTGATGACACAATATATAGTAAACGTTTTGGCAGAGAAATTTTCGATAAATTGTATGAAGAAGTAGAAGTTAGCGATACAGAAAAATATATAAATATTTTGGCAGCGTTTGGCTTGAGCGGTAATACTAAAGTAGCACACTTATGGTTATTATTGAATCGTGATAAGTGGGAAGTAGAACAAGATGAGTTATTTTATATCTGTATTCCTGAACCTGATAACGTTAATGCTTGGCTAATTAAAGGCGGAGGTATGGGTTTCTGTTCTCGGCCACCTATTAATGAACGTTATAAATGGACACAAGAAGAAATTGATAAACATGAAGTAGCTAAACATCTACAACATTTTAAAAGTAAAGTAGAAGAATGAAAGTAAAAGAATTAATCAAAGAGCTAGAAAAGTTCGACGAAGATATGGAAGTTCAGTATGATTATGACGGAAGGTTCAGTACCATGCCTATTGATGATGTGTATACTTCTAATGAATATTATGATAAAGATAGAAAAGAAGTAGTGATTTTATATTAAAAGAATGAAAAGTTTATGCTTGACAGTATGAACTTTTTTTGATATCATAGTCTTATAGAAATAAAGGAGAACGAAACAATGATTGATGAAGCAATTACTGAAAGATATGTTTTTAAAATAATTTATATTAACGGAGCCGAACAAGAATTTGAACATGGAGGAATTTATGCAAGTGTAAAACAAAGATATTTGTGGTTTAAAGAAAACAAAGAAATTGCTAAAGTTTTTGTATTTAAATTAATGCCCCAACAGCTAGATACATCAGATTGGAGTAGTTAAATAATGAAAATGAGAAAGGATATGGAGATAATAGCTTATAACCCTATGACGGAAGAAGAACTACATTTTAGTTGTAAGGCTCAATGCGCTAAGTATTTCGGACTTAAATCTAATACAGTTCTTGGTTGGTTTGCCTTTGGTAGACCTGTAATCGAACTACTGACAGACCTAGATAGAAACCAAGTGGAAATTGAAAAGCAAAGCAAACTAAATGGCTTTGAATTGTTTACGATTAAGGAGTGGTTAGATTATGTGTAAAAAACGAAAATACACTAAAATGGGCGCTTTATATTCAATAGCTACTGCCCAGCATATTAAAAAGAACAAGAAAAATAAGAATGACAAGATACCAGTTAGGGCTTATTACTGTAAGTGGTGCAAAGGATATCACTTATCAAGTCAGCAAAGACTAAATATAAAGACGGGAGTAATTGGATAATGGGAAATGAATGGACTTATTACAAAGTTACATGGTACGAAGAGAAAATTACTGGAGCTATATTATTTTGGCAAGAAAAAGAAGCTAAAGTTTATAGTCTAAGAGAAGCACGTGAAATTAAAGAAGCAAAAGAATTTAAAACAGGGCATAAAGCGGAAATTAGAAAAATAACTGAAATAACGGAGTTTATAGCATAATGACAAATGAAGAATTATATGAAAGAATAACTAGTGTGCTAAAAGAGCAAGGTATCAGAATTAGTCAATTTGAATCAAAAGTTAAAGCCGAAACAGGTAAATACCCTAACTTAAAAGCCACTAAATCACGTTTGAGTTTACCAAATACCGTAGCATTTCCTTATCTTACTGTGTTTTTCAATGATGATGAAATGCACGAAATTACACTTAAAAAGATTGATAGCGTAGGAGATAACGGAGAAGCGTTTGACTTATTAGATGAGACATTATCGAACTTAGAGCCAAGTAAAGAATATCTATATAAACAACGATTGAAGCGTAAAATGCAAAGGGAGGCAATGAGATAATATTACACAAGTACACACGGAAGATTAATAGTTCAAAATATCCACGGTCAACAGCAAGAAAGATTGCGAACGACTTGAATAAGAATGACTGCTTCAATAATTATCTAGTAAGCCTTGAGTTAGGTTCTAAAAGGTATATTATTGAAAAATTTGAAATTAGAGGTATGAATAGATGAAGCGTTACTACATAGAAGAAGACGACAATGGCAAAGAGATTAAGCGAAAACTCACAACTTTTGCTAATGATGATTTAACACAGCTTTCAGATGATGAACTAGAAACATTATATTATGAATCATCTGCTCAATTTTTAGCTAAAGCATTGCACTTTAAAAAGATTGAGAACGAACTATTTTCAAGAAACATTGCAGGAGATGAAATTATAAAACATGCTGGAAATAATATTATTGAAGCTATTGAGGAGGTAAACTGGTTTTGTTAGATAGTTATCTAATTCAAGCAAAGAATGAAGTAGGAGAAAGAATAACAGCAATTATATGGGACAAAAAATTAGGCTGGGTAATTTATCCAAGTTCTAAAGCTGTAAAAGACGGAATAGAAAAAATCATGGCATAAGGAGAATAAATATTTTTATTTTAACAGACGCAGATATTCAAAGTATCGTATTGATTCAACAAGCTCATAAAAAGACAGACAAGGACTTTAATGATATTGTGGCACAATTATATGAACAAGAGTTTAAAACGCAAGAGAAAGCGAAATATGAGCATATAAGGCAAGCTAAGGAGAAAGCACTTGAAGAACAACGAGTTGAAGCTGAAAAACAAGCCGAAGTTGACAGAATCGCAAGAGAACATGATAAGGCGACTGAACAACCTAATACCGAAAGGGCGCAAGAAGTTAGTATAGAAGCTGCACCAAACACAGAAACTAATAGCATTATTGGAAGTGATTGGTCAAGCGTAAGTTCTGAACAAGCTAGTGAATACCTAGCAAGTAAGACAGGAGTAAGCGCTAGTAAATGGCTTGATGTTATTTACAAGGAATCTAGCGGAAACCCTTATGTTGAGAACCCTATTGGGTGCTGGGGACTATTACAGATTAATCAAAGCGTTCATGGTCAAGTATCTAATTTAAGTCCACAGGCTTATTTAGACAAAGCAGTAAGTATATACCAAGGTTCAGGTGGAACTGCATGGGCTACTTGGTAAAATATAAAATAGATAGCAAATTAAAAATCAAAAAATAGAAAGTAGGATATCTTCATTTACAAAAGAAAAACAGCTATAAAGCTGTCTTTTTTTTTAGTTTACTTTTCCATATTCTGCTTCAAATTCCTTTTGATACATAATGGTTTCTGGTAACTTAATCGCTCCAAATTTACCTTGGAAACCGCCAAGCATACGAGTTGTTTTAATATGTCGTGCTGATACTCCATTGCATACATACCAATTTTTAGTGTCTTTACAATTAATTAGAAACATTTCAATTTCTCCGCTTTCTGTTGTGTTATTGTTATCTGTGCTTACAGTTTGCCCTGTAAGGCGCTTGTTTAGTTCTGCGATAAAGTATGAGCGACAGCTTTCCACCGTTCCACCGTGAACTTCTACGGAACGTCTAGGGCATGAAGTTGCTGATAGTTCTTGATGTAGCTTCACAGTATCATGATTAGGAGTTAGTCCCCATTGTTTCATATACTTAGCCACGTCATCTAGTACCGCTTGCTCATTTCTCAAGAACTGGCTTAAATCGCCCTCTGATTGGCACACTTCCCAACTTGCGTAATTTGCATTACCATATGAGTTAGCACAATGATATGCCATATTAGAGAAATCAGAAGCCTGTAATCGCCCGTCGTTTCCAATATAAACATGAGCAAAGCCATTTTCTGGGTTTTGTTTAGGCAGCCAATCATTATAGAAGCCAGCGTTAGCACCGTTTGAGCCTGCGTCGTTGTGAATTACAACCCCAGTAGGATTATACCCACGAACGCCAGCATTAGTTATATTCATTCTTTTTTATCCTCCGTTTGTTCTTCTTCAACTTCAGGAATATTTACGCCATTCTTTTTGATAAGTTTAAGCAAACCAGCAAACATTGGGCTGATACTTGCAATTAAATAAATAAATTGACCTACAAAGTATAGTAACCCTACGTTGATTACAGTTTTAGCAATATCAGAAGTTGAGGGAGTTTGAGTAAAGTAAAAGACTGCATACAAAACCCATAGCGAGAAGATAACTGTCAAGTCAATTACGAGTCTACGATTGAAAGGCGGGTTCATCTTTTCTCTATCTTTGACCCATGTAGCGAAAAGAATCGCTAAAATTAAGATAGTTATTAAAATCATTCTGGTTACCATTTTATTTTGCTTTCTATTTTGTTATTTGATGAAATACACGGAAGTACCACGAATAGAGCCATTCGCTCCATTAGCGCCCCACCACCTAAATGTACCGTCAGTTTCTAAGTCAATATGGAAAGAATTTGTCGTATTAGCAAAGTGTCCAACTAATTCTTTTGTCTTATCTGGGATAATTTGAAATGGTGCTTTTACAGCAAAGGTTTGTCCAGCATTAATATTTGTCAGTCTACCTATCCATTTAATTTCTACTATATCAGCTTTTTTTTGCCAGCTCAAGGTAATTCCATTACCTATTTCAAGTGACCCATATGTTGTTGAAACGCTATTTATGACAGCTTTATCTAAATATGTTATGTTGTTAGGCGCTTGTTCACTAATGACACCCATTCCGTCAGTTGTTATAATATCAATTAAGACTTTCAGTACTCCTGAACGGTTATTCAAGTCAACATTATTGCTATTGTCTACGTTTTCTGCTGACAAGCTGACAGGATTAGCAGTTTGTGTTAAGTCAATGTTTGCATGAATATAGTTGACAGAATTAGCTTTTAAAGCTACTGTTTCACTTAATAATTCAAAGTATCTACCTCCAGCAATAATTGAAGTGTTGGGATACATTACATTAAGACTTGTATTTAATGGTTCTACCCAGTCTTTGCGCCTGATTGTTTTATAGTCCATTCCGGTCAACATCATATATAACTTTGCGTCATTATTAGAACCGACTGGAAAGTCTGTTCCATTTGGACTGAAAAACGTGAAGTTTTTAATTGTCATTTTTAACCTTTCTTGAAATTATCTTTGCTTTATCTAAAACTGGGTTATCAGTAATTGATAGCTCCAACAATCTAAATTTTCTACCACCATACGGATAACCTCCAATTGATACAAATTGACCGACTTCGTACAAGAGCGTAGTTTCGATTCTAAGCGTGTTTTCACTATTGTAATACACTTTACCATTTAATAGTTCTAAATGGTCTTTACGTAGCTCTTTATGCCCTTTAAAGCTAACTATTCTATATTTGTCTCCGTAAGTAGCTACATACTCATATAACATTTGGTTTGTCTCCACTTTCTACAAAAATAAGTCTATCATTAAACTCCGTTTTAACTCTGTCTGCTATATATCCTGAATATAGTTTTCCTTCGTACCAAACATCGACCAAGTCATTAACATACAAAGGTAAGAGTTCGTTTTGGTTAAAGATTAACCTTGTAACGATCGTGGAGGGAGAAATTTCAGCTTTGATAGTAGATATATCTGGAGGGTTTCCATGGTCATCTCTATCATAAAACAATGTCTTAGCTGTCCTTACTTCTGGCAAGTCTGTTCCGTCTCCGCGATAAGTGCTATAATCAATGATATCTCCGTTATTTTTTGCTGTATACATTTTAGGCGGGTCTGTGTAATCATCTGTTGCTTTATTTTTAACGAATACGACAGCGAAATTATAAGCTGAACGTTCTACTATTGTCTCTGTATCCATTGCCACGCTTTGCTTAATATCCACCCTTGTCGTGATTATTTTTCTATTCCAGTTTCTTGAGGCAAAGTTAACGAACAACAAATTTCTAGGGTCTGTTTCAGATGAAGCATGTTGAATTGTTGTAGTTGGTTGAAATTGAACCTTAGAAAATATCCTTTTAGCTACATCAGTAGCTCCTGAAGTTTCTGCTTTACGGTTGATTGTAGCCTTTCCTGCAAAGATACTTGAATTGAAGAAATAACCATAACTCATTAAATTATTTTTATTAGGGTCAATTAGATAATTAATGATAGCAAAATTTGTCGTTTTAGTTATTGCGTTCGGGACGTCTAGGCTTTCAATCATTGCCCAAAAATAGTTCTTTAATGTAGCTTTGTTACTTTCGTCTACATCTGTAACAAGGTAGACCATATCTAAGTTCAGCTTTTTTTCTTTGCCTAGTGCTTCCTCAATTGGAACAACTTCAGGAAAAAGAATTTGAACAATGTCGCCAACTTCTACCGAAACGGTTAACGTGGCTGATGAAGTATAAAGGTAACCTGTTTCCCACAATTCATAATTAATGACTTGACACCTTGCTTTGGGTGTAGGAAGACCTCTTTTTTCTTTTTTACCATTAGGTAGACTAAAATCAGATATATTATAGTAATTCGGGTTAAAATTATCATAAATATTAGCTTCTAACATTAAACGAAATCCGCCTTTCTCTTGATTTTAAATTCTGCCTTAGTAAGGTTAATTAACTCCATTTGACCTTCTTTAATTATACGAGTTCTATACCGCTCAAAGTCAAGCAAAGGGAATAGATTTAATGGAATTGTTCCGTTCCACCCTTGATAAATTTCATCATTTACATCTGTATTAATTAAAATATAGCTTTGTGGCTCGGCTGTATTAAATACAATTGCAGTATATTCATTTCCAATGGTGTCTAAAAATCTAACTCCAGTTGGTACTCTAGGAAGATTTTGATATAGCATTCCGACAAAACTAAATATTTCATCTTTAATGTCCCAACGACTTAAACGCTCTATATTGCTTTCTCCATAATAAGTATATGCTTGATTTGCTATATAATTATATCCGAAGTATTCACTTATATCAGCAGTTGTGAGTTCGGTAGCTGAAGGCATCCAAGGAGTAGTGGTTGATCCTTGTTCTACCTTATACCCAGCAATACTTATTTCCCTAGTTGTACCATTATGCGTATCTAAGGAAATGATATCTCCTTTTGATAATTCTCTTGTAAAAGATACTACTTTCCAGTCAAAGTTAGTTCCATCGTCTTTTGTATCAACAATACTTCCATTTAGAGTTAAATATGATTGAACTGGTGAACTTCCGGTATTTCTAACGTATTCTGAAATTGTATAAGTTCCAGGGGTTGATACTGTGAATTTTTTTGAAATTGGAGTCCACGTAACATTTTGTGTTTTTACAGTTAGATTTTTATATGTTCCATTAGTTACCCAACTGCTTGAATTTATCCAATCTCCACTAAAATCTCTCGTTCCGTCCAACAGATTTAAGTTAGGCAATTTTAAAGAGGGATTTGACTTTAGTCTATTATAGTTTTGTAAAGCTGTTTCGCTCCCTTTATATCCGCCATAAATTTTAGACTTACCAGCGATAACTTTACCATTTTGTATTTTTTCAAAAGTTAAGTTTTCGTAAGTATACCACTTTGTAATTATATCGAACGTTATCTTTTCGCTGAAAGTTCCATTTTTGCCATAACCCTCTGTCTTTGTGACATCTGCTAAAGCTAAATCGGCATATACTTGAAAAATCTCTGTTTGATATTCAAGTGTAACGAATTTTTTGTTAAGAATATCATTAACGAAGTCTTTCATTAACCGATAGTTTTCTTCTAAACTTTCGCCAAATGTTTCCAACTTAAACTCTATTTGAGGTTGAGTGATTGAGCGTGTTCCCATTACTCCGATACCATTACTTTGCCAGATGTTATTAGTTGATTGTAACCCTAAATTAGAGGGCTGGTAAAATCTAACTTTTCCATTTGTGACGTCCCAAACTTTGTCATCTGTTCCGTCTAAGTTGGTATGTATTTTATACTGTCTTACCATTAAGCCCTCCCTAGGTCAAATTCTCGTCTGATTGCTCGTGCTAAGTTAGAAACATCTTGACCAGCACCACCTTGTATGTTGAATGTGTTATATGTTCTATTGTCGCTTGATACGCTGTTAGTGCTTAGACCATAACCGCTAGAAGATAAATTGACATCTGTTAAGCCTATTACCATTGAACCTTTGAACAGTCCGCCGACAAACTTAGAAACTCCATTAATCGCGCCACTAATTTTATCTAAAGTTCCTGAAATACCTCCTAGAATATTATCAATTAAATCTTTTACTCCTCCAAATGCGTTAGCAAAGAAGTCATAAACTCCACCAAATACACTTGTAATTGAGTCCCATGCTCCTTTAGCAATATTACCTAAAGCTCCAAGTGCGTTACTTACTGCTTCCTTAGCTGAATCGAATACACCACCAAACCATGAGCCGACTGAACTAAATACACCTGTTATTGAGTTCCAAGCGTTACTAGCAAAGCCACCAAGAGCGCCGAATACTCCACTAACGACACCACGAACCGAATTGAATATTCTACTAAAGAACCCAGATACTGCATTCCATATTGAGCTAACTACTCCCCAAGCACTAGAAGCAAAACTTCCGATTGCGCTGAATACACTAGATACGACTCCTTTTACAGCGTTAAATATTCCACCAAAGAAGCCAGATACCGCATTCCATACTCCAACAAGTACATTCCAAGCTGAACCGGCAAAGCTACCGATTGCGCTGAATACTGTAGAAACTATTGAACTAACAGCATTAAATATTCCACCAAAGAAACCTGATATACCTTTCCATGCGTTAACGACTAATTGGTAAGCACCGCGAATAATAGCCAAGATAAGTTGAAATGCTAAGTTAATAATAGAGCCTATTAGATTGAATATAGATTGATAAAAACTAACTAAAGGTTGGAAAGTTGTAACAAACCAGTTATAAGCACCTGTCACTAAAGAAGCGATAGTTGTAAATACAGTTGTAACGATAGTAACTATTCCATTCCATAACCCTGTGAAAAACTCTGTAACACCAGTCCATGCTGTTTGAATTCCAGTAACAACAGTTGTCCATAAGGTAGTAAAGAATGTTGTTATTCCGTTCCAAATATTTTGAATACCTTGTACAATACCGCTGAACCAATCAACTAAACCTTGCCAAATTCCTTTTGCTCCGTCAACTGCTCCGTTCCATATATCAGCAAACCATTGACCGATACCGCTAAAGAATGAAACTATACTATCCCATGCACTCTTTAAGAAGTCCACAAAACTAGCCCAAGCCTTTTTACCTGTTTCGGTTTGAGTGAAGAAATAAACTAGACCAGCAACGACCGCTGCAATTGCGGCTGCAATCAATACATAAGGATTAATTGCAGCAACAACATTAAAAGCCTTCATTACTCCTGTTCCTGCTTTAATTGCCGTTTGTAACTTTTTGAAAGCACCGATAGCCGTGACTATTCCAGAACCGATTTTAAAAGCTATAAACCCTGCCGATAAAGCAACTAAAGAAGCTTTTATAACATCTATTGCGCCTTTACTTTCACTAATCTTTTTAACGAAATCAGCTATTTTGGCAGTAGCTTTTTGCAAAGACTCCGCTAAGCCCCAAAGTACTTCCATTGTAGAACCGATTGCGTCCGCACTACTTTTAGGAGCTTTTTCTAAAGGAAGAAATGACTTAACAACATTCAGTATTATGCTTCCCACTGAGCCAAGAATTGATTTTACGTTTTCCCAAACTCTACCAAATTCTGTTAACGTTCCTGATACTTTTAATTCTTCCCATAATGTCGTTATCCACTTAACAATGTTTTCAACAGATTTACCAGCACCTTTGCCCCACTCATCCATTTTACCAATTACAGCATTTATAACAGGTGTCAAAGCCTCAAGCGTAGGAAGTAAGGCTTGCGATAAGTCTTCATTAAAACCAGACCAAGTGTCCCTTATAGTTTTTGTAGCACCGCCTGAACCGTCTGCTGCTTTTTGCATAGCCTTATCGAGCATATCCATTGAAACAGCGCCGTCTGTAACTGCATCGTTAAATGAACTATATTGCTGTAGTTGTGGGTTCATTTGCATAACAGTATCTTTTAATGAAGCGCTAAGAGCCGTGTTATTATCTGTCAACTGATTAATATTTTCGGCAGTAACTTTTCCAGAAGCTGACATCTGACCATAAGCCTGTGCAACACCTTTAAGGTTTTCTCCAGTACCACCAAACGCTTGGTTAGCTTTTACTAGCGCTTCTGTTTTGCCAATTGCTGTTTTAGCACTATCCCCTAAACCAATAAAAGTCGTTGAAAGTTTTAGAGTATCTTCGCTATTTGCGTTTGTATCTCTAGCGAGCTTCTGCATAGAATTGCTTACATAGTCAAAATCTTCCGCATTACCTTTGAACTTCATTGTGTTTTTCAAGGCAATCATGGCTGTTTGAGTATCCATTGCGTCGGATATCCAGCCTCTTAAGCCATTGCCAACAGCACTAACAGCACTTGAACCTATTTGCCTGAATGCACCAATAGCAATCTCTCTAAGACCGCTAAAGCGTGACTTCATGCCGTCAATTCCGCTATTTACACCCTTGGTGTCCATTTTAGCGTCAATGTTCCAAGAGCCTGAACTAATAGCACCCTCGACTTGCCTAATTTCGCCCTCTAGCCTGTTAGCTTGTGTTTCTGCTGTGCCTAAATCTCTGGTAAGCTGTAACCATTTCTTTTGGCCTGCTGGCGAGCTCTTGTCAACTGTAGAAAGTTCTTGTTTTAATTTTGTTGCTTTGTCACGTGATAAGCCCAACTGCGCTTGTAAATTCTTTTGCAATTGTGCCATTTTTTCGGTATTTGTTGGGTCAAGTTTTAGAGCTTCACGTAAGTTTTTAGCTTCTCCTCTAAGCCCTGACATTGCGGTATTAACACCTCTAAGTGAGTTCTCGAACTTCGTGGTATTACCATATATCTCGACCTCAAACTTTGCATTACTTGCCATTACATACCCTTTCTTTTACGCCTTTTCTCTTTTTCCTTTTCCTCTTTCTTCTTCTCTGCAATAAGTTCAATTATTTTATAAACTAGTTCCAATTCCATTTCCATGAACTGCGTTATATCAATTTCGTTATTGCCCAAAATAGTCAAAAGTTCTAAAGTTTTATTTTCCCTTACAGTATCTTTCTTTTTCTTAATCAATGAACTAGAAGAAAAGAAGACTGTATCGCCTTCCGCTTCCTCTTTTTCTTGAATAAAAACAGTTTTACAGAAGATGTTAATTAACTCATTAGTTGTAGGTAGCTCTGTTTTATCGTCTAAGGCGTTTTGCAAACCTCCGTTACAATCTACCCAAAGTATCAATAACTTGTCTGTAAAGCTCTCCATTTGCTCTGTAAAGTCATCAGGAATATATCCAGCGACAAAAGAATTTTGTAGGTCTGCAAAGTCTTTTAAATCTGTAATAAAGTCTGAACCAGTTAGCTCTAAATATTTAATTGCATGTTTTAAAATCATTTACAGTCCTTTCAGCTCATTAAATTTCTTTCTGCCACAATTCGACTAGTTCTTTAAGCCCTTTACCGTCAGTATCAAACTCAAAGCTAGTACGGAAGTCTGAAAAGTCGCTTTTAGCCTTTACAATATTATCTTGAAAAAGGGCTAAATATAGACCATATTGAACGAACTCCATTACATCAGTAATTTCTCCGTCTTCTTTTTTCAGCTCTGTGTCCATTGCTTTTTGTTGTTGAAAAAGGTCTTTCCCTGTAATCATTTTAAATTTACGGGCTGTACTCAATTGTTTTGCCATTTATATATATATTCCTTTACTTAATTAATTTTTCAGGTTGTTGCATTTATAGTCTTATTGATGGTCAGTTACTGAAACACCTGCGGTAACATCTTCATAACCGTCAGAAGAGAATGTTACGATATAGACACCTGGGGCAAGCTGACCGTTTGTTGCGACTTTTCCGTGGTCGTCTTTAATTACTGATGTTACTTTTACAGTTCCACCTTTAGAATCTTTCAAAGTACTTGGTACTACTATCGTTCCGTCCTTTTGACCTTTTGTAGTAGTAGTTACATTAGGAATGACAGGAGCAACTAATGTAACTGCACCAGATAGAACTGTATCAGGTTGCATGATGAATAGCCCGGCTTCCATTTTCTTGACAAAATCTTTTGCTTGTTCTCCCCAAATTTCGTATTCAATAGCAGGTACTTTTTTATCGCCATTCAAATAAATATCTGATTCAGTCGCTTGTACTGCCAAAGTCCATTGAATAGGGTCTACACCGTCTACTGAATCTGTTTCTGATTCTTTTGTTGCTTCTGCTGTTGGTGTCAAATGAGGATAAACGACTACACGATAACCGTCAACAAATTCTCCTGTAACTTTATCACGTTTGCGCCCTTTAATTAGGTACTGAACACATTTCGTTTTCCAATTACCAGTAGGAGACCAACCCAAGCCATTCTCTGTTCTTTGTTGACCTAAAATATCTTCTTTGAGTGCTTGGTCTGTTTGAATAAATACCATTTCGCCTTGAAGTAAGGTAGCTCCTTTTTTAACTCCATGGTCTGGTACATCGTCAGCTGGATAGCTATTTGTTTCCGCTTGGTCTTCCATTGAGCCAACTGATACTAAACCAGTTACAATTTTATGGTTGGAAAACTCTGGCTTTCCGCTACTTCCCTTGGACATATCAGCTACGATTAGAGCTTCATTACCAAAGAAAATCTCACGTGAATTATAATCTAATTTCATTTTTTCTCTTTTCTATAATTTCATTGAATTGGCATAATTAGCACCTTTTTTCAATGTTGTTTTAACATCTTGCATACCTTTTTTTTCTACCAAGAAGTACATGCCATGATAGCCACTAGTGTAATTAGCCCTAGTCCCTGCATTAACTACTACTTTATCGCCTTTTTTAACTTGCTTTAAGTTTCCTGACAATTGCCCAGTATTTTGATATCTAGCATAAGTATAGGTATGGCCGTGGCTTCTGATTAATCTAGTTCTTCGGCTTGCGCTATTTGCTTTCGCTTTAAATTCTGCTTCAAACCAATCGCCCATACGTTCCGTGACTTTCAATTGCATTTCTTTAGCTATGCTTGTTGTATCAATTGAATTTACTGCCATGCTTGACCACCTGCACCACAAGGCAAATAAACAGTGCCAGTATAATTGTACAAATGACTGTTTTCTGACCAGTTTGTCATATTCCAACCGTTTTGCAAAACATTTCCGACTAGTCCGACAAGTTCATCGTCAACATCTTTAACAGATAAAACAACTTGATAATAGTATCCCATTATAAAACTCGTATTATCCATTTTAATGACCTTTGAGTCACTAAGTGATAAATATACCGTCTTGTCTTCTATCGTGTCCTTAACGCCTAAAATAACGTCATTTAAAGGCATTGTAAGTAAATTGTTTAGCCAATCCATATAAGAATCAAATTCATTCATATCCCGTTACTCACGACTCCTTCTAAAATCATCTTGTTATTTTTAGGGTTTCTTTCCCATGTTGTCCGCTTGAAAGTTTCGCCTTTTTCGTTCAAGAAGTAGTTGAAAATCAAGTCTTCCATTTCTCCGATTCCGTTAAGCTCATACCTTACATTTTTACCTAGTCCGATCATAGAAAACTCATCAAGTCTTGACTGACTAATTCTCTGCTTAACTGCTGGTAAAATGATAGGCTTTATAACATTAGCTTCTGCACCGTTCTTCTTCTTAACAGTCGTTTCTACCTGCAATGTAACTTGTGAGAATATCATCAAATACCTCCATAATACATTAACTCTTGCAAAGAAGCTAAACGTTTCATTTCAGCATTTCGCCATTGTTCTGCTGGTTCATCAACAATATTAAGCCGACAATAACAAGAAATAAAGTCTTTCACTAATACACTTGTTTCGTCAGCTTTAATACCATTTTTTTCTAGCAATTTAATAGCTATCGAACGGAATAAGATAAGTTTACTATCATAAGCTGTTACTAAAATCGGAATACCACAATAGACCTTAATATAATCTATCATTTACTTCCTCCGTTTTATTCTTATGAAACTGTAATTACTGCACCAGCGTTATAAGTTTCAACATGTCCGCTTGTTAGTGTTTCTACCAAAATCATGTTGCTGTTAGTTTTCCATTCAAAAGCGTCTACTTTTGTAAGGTCTTGCATGTCAATGTGATATTTTTGGTCTACCAATACAGTAGGTTTGAGTGCTTTTGAACCTGTGTAGACAATAATTTCATCTACTCCAACTTCAGAAGCAATTTCAGTATCGTCATTTTTAATACGAACATTAGCATTTGCAGTTGCTTGACGTAACTCATCTAACAAGGCTTTACGGTCTTCTGCTTTAACAATCAAATAACGACGACCAGCAGTAGGGCGAACAAAGTCAACCGCTTCTTCAATAGCGTCAGCAAATGGAGTTTTGCCAGCTGATTTAGCTTTTGTAGTAATCTTTTTGATTTTTTTGACGTCTGCTTCTTTGTCAATTGATTTAAAACCGTTTGTTCCGTCTCCCTCAACAAGCGCAAGGTCAACAATTTTATTAACAATAGCTTGTGTAAGTTCTGCTACAATCAAGTTGTAAAGTTCAGAATATGACATTTGAAGTCGTTTAACACGTTCAGCAAGTGATTGCAATTTATAAACCATTACAGGTTCAAGAGTATCAATAGTGAGTGTTGCTGCCTGTTCTGTTTTTGTTTGTCCGTCTTTGTGGACTTGGGCTTCGCCTGATGAATCAAATGAGCGTGATACGAGCAAAGCACCAACATTTGTAACATGGAAGACTTTGAACACTGGGTTAGTATTTAGCAACGCTGTGTTGATTGATTCAACCAATTTACGTGGAAGTTGAAAAGTTGTGTCTGTGACAGTTACACCATTTTCAGCAAGTTTTGCGTTCCAAGCGTTTTTAATTTCTGACTTTCCAGAGTTCTTTTTCAATACATCAAAAAATTCTGTTACAGCGTTTTGTGATTCAATAAAGTTTGTCATTTTAGCTTTTCCTTTTGGTTTTTCTTCCTGTGCGTTAAGTTCGTTCTCAATTTTGATAATTTCAATTGAATTTTCTGAAAGTGTTTTTTCCAATTCTTGTACTTTAGGCAAGTCTTCAATTGCATTTTTTACTTCAAAGCCACTAATTTGAGATTTTAAAGATACGTTATTTTCTTTAAGCTCTGCCAAGCGGTTCTGTTTTTCGATTAAATCAGGTTTATTCATATTTCTTTTTGATATCCTCAATTTCTTTCAAAGCATTTCGGCTTTCAATAATTTTGTTACGTTCTTCTGTGAGTTCTTCTCCTAATGCATTTTGAATAAATTTTGCGTTAGGGTCTGCTGGTACTGAAACAAGAGAAATCTCTTTAAACTGTGCTTTATTTACAACTAGAGCGTCATTTTCATTAAACTCATAATCTGTAATGTAATAGGCAATTGATAGTGAGTCAAAAGCGCCATTTTCCACAGCCTTATTAATGTTTGGTGCATTGTCGTAAAGCGTGAAGTCAGTCAGGTATTTATTAGAAGCCAAATCATAATAAACTTTTGCGTCCCCAATGACTTCGCTTGAGCCTGAACCATGTTCATATAGCAATGGATATCGTTCTCTAGCGAACTCGATACAGTCAGGTGTCAAGATAATACCATTAAGATTCTCTACTCCAACTTCTGACCCAATGCCTTGGAACGACTTAGAACCGTCCTCATTTTCAGTTACTTTAATTTCAGCACTATTGGTTATTAGTTTCATCTGTGCTTGTTACGTCCTTTCTACTGCCTTGTAGGTCACTTAGGTTTTTAACAGCTACCGCATTAAGGTTTGAAACATAAATATCTCCACCCTCAATAGGTTGCTCGCCCATTTTAACAAGAAGTTGATTCTGTGTGAAAATAGGTGCGTTAATATTTTCGTGATACAAGTCAATTAATTCTTTCAAAGTTGCAAACTTGAATAGCTGGTTATCTACAATTATACGTTCATAATATAAATTACCTTTAACTACTCGTCTACGGTTAGTTGAAATCAGTTTATAAGTCAGTTCCTTCTCAAGTTGAATCAGTAAAGGAATGATAGTAGAATTATAAAAATAAATTTGCTGTTCCTGTGAAGCTGTACCAAGCAAAATATTTTCATTCATAAAGTAACCTGTCAAAAGTTCAGATTTAATAAGGTCAATTTCATCTTTGTTTAAAACAGAATAATCTTTTTTTAGCTCTACAACTTCCGTCTTAGCGTCAATCGGAGACAAACCATTGTAACTAGAACCTTGTTGCATATTTTTTATTGTATCTAAGGCTTTTTCTCGATACTCCTGTGTATTATCAATATCAAGGAAAGCATTAATCTTCAATAAGCCACGCAATTTCCCTTGTTCCAGCTTAGTTTGAATACTAGCCAAAGCATTATCTAAAATACTTGTATCTTCATTGATATAAAAAGGACTGGTAAGCCTTACTAATTCTTCGGGCTTATATTCTTTTTTATCATTAGCAAAGAGCAAGTCTAATAGTTCGCCTGTGTCACTATCAAATATAGGGTACAGGTCAATGTAGCGCGTGCATAGTAACTTTTTAATTACCTTCTGCCAAAAATCCATACTATTATGTTCGCCCTTAGGACTCCAATTGAGAACTTCATCTAAATCAGAACCTGACATACTAATCAAAGTATCAGAGCCAACATCAGATTTTTTATATTTTACGTGATTAAATTCTACTTTTGTTATTTCATTAGCAATTTTATTGTGAATATTAGTCACAAAGGCACTTGTATATTCTACTGCTTCATTTTGCCATGCTGTAACTCTTTGAGTATCATTGTTTAGCTTTCCACGTGAAAATGATACTACTTTTCCGAATAAGTTCAATTTTTCCCCTTTCTACCATAAGCTCACGCCTTTCCCTCGTTTATACTCGCCTGTTTTCTTGTTATGGCAAGACTTACAAAGGAGTTGTAGGTTATCAGGGTTCAGCGCTATTTTCCAATCATCAAGATTTTCCCAAGTTAGTTCTATAATATGGTCTACTTCGTATTTTTTAGCACCGAATGCGCCACATCTTACGCAAGTCATTTTGTCACGTTGTCTTACATAATCACGGACTGCCAACCATTCTTTTTTATTATACCAACCACTTTCTCGAACTGTATCAACGTTATACTTCATCTGACACCGCCATTTCTAATGCCATTGTCAAAGCCACAGTAGGGTCAATTTTATCTTTTTCAAGTTTTTTAGTATACATATAGTCCCCACTTTGTCCGATTTTAACAGCAGTATTATTTAAAGCCCATTGCATGACTTTTTGATTATGGATAAGTTTATTTTCAACTAGCTTAGATTTTAATAGCTTGATGTAGTCGTTCATTGAGAAACCTTGTCGAATTGCTCTTTGGTTGTCTCCGTCTTTGTCAAAGAAATAACGTTCAATCAGCCCTTTTAAAATTTCGTATCGTGCTGGGTCATATCCGATTTTTCTAAGTCTGCACCCTGTCTTGGTTCTAAAGTCATTGATATATGGTATTAAGTCGTTTACGTTGATATATTCCGTATCAAGTAAAATTAGTTCCCCTCTGTCAACGAATTCAGTCCATAGCTCTTGCTGTTCTGTGTCCAGTTGCTCATATTGAGACCGTACAGAGAAAGTAAGTGTATGACTGTAAGTTTTACCCTCTAACTCACAAACGAACGACACAGCGGTTAAATCGCCAATTAAGGATAAGTCAATTCCGACATAAGTTCTATTTTTATTAAATACAGATAAATTAAAGTCTGTTAGTTTAGTATCCTGTGGAGTAAAGTAGTAAGCTGTATCCTGCATAGGCAAGCCCATATTAAACGCTAAGAACTTATTCTGTAACGCTGGGTCGCCTTGTGCAAGTTCGTACTCTTCAATAACTCCTGACCACTTAGGAACATCACCAATAAGAGGTAATGCCATAGTCCAATTCTTCTTATCTTTTACCTGCTCATGATTTTCCAACATATAAAGCAAGCCGAACGACCTATCATTGTAAAATTCTTCTTCTGATTTGAAGCGTTCAACAAGTTTATCATATAAACCGTCTCGTTTAAGCCCACCAGAAGTAATGTAAATACTTTGCCAGTTATCTTGTTTTTGACGTGAACCTTTATTGACTGATTCTGTTATATCTTCGCCATAGGTATGAACTTCATCAAATATATTAAGGGAACTGTTACCACCTTGCGCTCGTAAAGTATCATTTGTTTGCTTTTTAAAAGTGGTTTTGAAAGACGTAAATTCTAGCCCTTGTTTTGTACTCTTGAAAATCTTGTTTTCATTGTACACTCTTAATGTATCGCTTGCTTCCGTTTGGTTTCTTACTTGGTCAAATACGTGTCTAGCCTGTGTATTATCGTATGCAATAACTAAGCTTTCTCCGCCATATTGACCGCCTAAAATCATCCAGTTAAGCACGCGCGTAGCCATTAAACTTGACTTACCTGAACCACGGCCTAAATTAAGAAAAATTTCATTAACTAGGTTGACCTGAACGCCTTTTTCATCAATCATATCATAGCCAAGCATTAACTCGTACCAATATTTTTGCGTAGGGTGTAGCTTGATTTTCATTAAATTACCAGTAGTAAGGTAAAAATTATCCTCTATCCACTCGATAGCTTGAGTAACTCTATCATAACGATAAATATATTTCTCATGAATTCTGATTTGCTTTTTAATAGTTTTACGCATATATTTGTTAAGTTCTATGCCATGCTCTTTATTATAAGCTAACATTTGATTCATGTAATACATCTATTCAAACCCCTCTGGAACTTTAATTTCTGGCGTTTTATACTTACTTAGTTTATAGTCATCAAGTTCTTCAATTTTAGCTTTAAGGTCATGAGCGCTTGATTCTTCTTGTTGCAATCTACGCCATTCAGTAGGGTTATAAAGTTCAGGGTTTCCAGCCTTAGCAACCATCATTGCTACCAAGCTGTCTTTGTCAAGTTCTTTCTCTTTAACCTTTACTTTTTCAACGTTTCCGTCAGCGTCATAGATTGTTTCTGTTTCCTTTAGCGTTCTGACTGTCAGTTTACTCGCTAAGGCACTTTCAGCCAGTTCTAATAGATTTCCCCTAGCGATTCCTTTAGCCTCGTCATAAGCCTTTATATTGTCATCTCGCCACTTTCTAAAAGTTTTAGCTGAACAATGCAAACTGGTGTAGATTTCTTTGTCATTGCAACCTGATTCAATTTTATCAATGATTTGGCTAAATAGCGGTTCTTCGTACATCTTGGGTAAAATTGTGGGTCTGCCACCGTTTTGTGTTTGCATATTATCCTTTCTTTTAAATGTGGTTATATCGTTTAAAGCCTATATTTTCGTTCCTGTGAGCGTTAAGTTAATTAGACTTGAATTATATCGTAATGATATAAACACGCTCATACGAGCCAAAATATGAGCATATAGCCATATAATTTCCTTTTGATTTGAGATTATTAAGATTTAGCAAGATTTTACTAGATTAAAATAGATTAATTTAGATTAAATCAGCTAAAACTTTTCTTGAAAATGTTCGATTAATTTTTTGTCACTTGTATTAGTATCTGTCTCTTATACACATCTCCGAGCCCACGAGACAAGAGGCAATCT